CTACGGGCGGTTGCAGGCGGGGGCGGATTGGGACGATGCCGCGCGCGCGGCAGGCGCACCGGCAGGCAAAACCAATCTGGCGCTGATGGGTATCATGGCCAAGGCGCTCTGGCTCAACGAGCGCGATAGGCGGCGGACACCTAGCCAACCGGGGGCGGCATGACTGGCATGAAGCGTGAATTGGCCGACCTGATGGGTGGGTTTTTGAACAGCCAACACCCCGATCATTACTGACAGGAGATACCATGGCCACGCACATACTCGAACGCGCTGAACACTTCGTGACCGCCTTCTGGGCTGCCATAGGTGCGGGCGTCGCCGGTGCTGTGCTATGGTTCGTCCGCACCGTCATAACCAACCAGAAGGTTGTCGCCGCGCTGCAGGCAGAAGTCGCGGCCCGCGATGAGCGGCGAAGGGTGGAGCGCGAAGCGGATCACGCATTGCGAAACGTAGAGCGGGGGGCTGATCAGGCCTTGCTTCAACAGATTGCCGAGCGCGTCACACGTATCGAGGGACACGTGATGGCGCTTCACACGACGGAGAGAAATGATGCCTAAAACCGTAAGCGATAAAGGTCAGTTCATGATCGCGGTAGACGAGGGCATCGTCCCTGCAGCCTACTACGACGTGGTCGGGGTGCGAACCGTATACATTGGGCACACCGCCGCAGCAGGCGCGCCAAGCCCCCTGTCGATCAGTCTGACAATGCCGCTTGACAGCGAGCTCGACGCCGTCCTGAAGGAGGCGTGGTCGGTGTTCTCGAAAGACCTGCTGGTCTACACGGCTGCTGTCGTGGCCAAGATGGGGCCGGACCTGAAGCAGCACGAGCTGGACGGGTGGGTCGGCTTCCACTTCAACACCGGCGGCATATACCGGACGAGCGCGGTCGCCAAGTGGCGCAGCGGCGACAAGGCGGGGGCGGTCAGGGTTCTCAAGCAGTGGAACAAGGGAACCATCAACGGCCAGAAGAGGGTGCTGCAGGCGCTCGTGGCCCGTCGCGACGACGAGGCGGCCCTGATCCTCGGCGGTGTGTACCCCAACAAGCCGCTGGCTGTGTGGGGCACCAACGGCAGAGGTAAGGTGCAATGGGGTGCGCCGCTGCGTACGTACACGTTCGCCAAGTGGGCAGCGTTCCTCGGCAAGTCGCGCGGCAGTGCTGCAGCCGACGGCGCAGCTGTGGCGGTAGGCGGTGGTGCCATCGCCGTCGCCATGTGGTGGGATAAGATCGAAGCATTCTTCCGGGGGTTGTTCTGATGGATGGCAAGCTGTTCTATAAATCAAAAACCGTGTGGGCGGCCATGGCCACCGTGGTGCTGTCGGTTGTCGGCATCGTGGTCGAGGCGTGGACGCTGCTGGGACCTTCAGACCAGACGGTCTTGCGGGACCTGTTCGGCCCCGAGGCGTTCGGCTTGCTGGGCATCGTGATGCTCGTGCTGCGCGTCTGGACGTCAAGCGCGTTGCGGGTGCACCAGCCATGATCAGGATGCTGTTGTCGTGGCTGACAGGGGGCGGCGTCGCTGGCCTCGCCGATCAGTTCCGCAAGACGTACGAGCTGAAGCTGGCTGCGGACAACAACGAGCAGCGTATGGCTGCCGACATCGAGCTGCGGCGGATCGAGGCGATCATGCACACCGCATCACTGGCCAACGCCAACCTGTTCAGCGCGACGTCGTTGGGCCGATACCTGATCGTGCTGCCTTTCGGAATGTGGTGGACTGCGACCTTCATCGACAGCACCTTCAGTATGCCTTGGAACACGCTGGCCCTGCCGCCCGCGATCCAAGAGCTGGCGTGGTGGCTCGTCCCGGTGATCGTAGCCGGTGACGTAGGGCGGTCGTTCATCGCCCGCCGCTGAAGAGTTGCGTCGTAGCCGAGACCATGCTACGGATGTCTGGTACTAGACAATTAACCGAGGAGAGAAGTCATGATACGTGAAGTTATTAAGGCAGCTGCGGTGGCGCTTGCGATACTGGCGGCTGCCATAGTGGGGGTCCTCGTTGGCGGCCTCATATTCGGGGCTGTGTCCGCGCAGGAAGCGGACGACCGTTGCTCCGTCATCACGCTTGACGAGGGAGAGGCGTACCTCAGCTGCGTTCACGAAGAGCCTATCTGTCTGAACGCGGATGACGTGGGTCGAGACTGGTTCTTGCTGGCGTCTATGGTAGATGGGGAGGTCCTGAAAAGCAACGGCGTTGTGGCGTTCTTCGGGGCCATAGAAGGCGGCTTTACGCCGCGCGGGAACTTTGCGGTCGTAGCAATGTGGGTATATCACGAAGCCAACAATGTCGTCTGCGAATTGGCCGTGGCCGGGTATATAGGTGAGCCCGCTTGACCTCCGGTAGCCCCCTGACAAACAGGGAGAAGGCTGCTCGCTACGTGACGGCGTGGGAAGCGAACGGCCACAACTTCTCCGCCGTCGCGCGGCTTCTCGGGGTGTCTGAGAGCACCGTGAGAAAGTCTGTCCGGCAGGAGTTGAAACGCCGCCAGACCGAAGAGGACCTAGACCCCGGCATCCGCGATGGGATGCTGGCCTTGGGGTTCACCAAGCCGCCGCACTCAGGCTGGGTCAAGAGTGCCCCCGGCGAGGACGGTCGGAGCTACAGCTTCTACGCCTTGAACGGTGCTGACGACAGCGAGAAGGTCGACCTGATCGAGGAGATGGCCGAGACGTTCTCGTCGATCCCCGCAGTGTCGATACCGCGCGCGCCCGCATCTGAGGCGGGCACCCACGACCCCAACATGCTGGGGTTCATACCGCTCAACGATCTGCACGGGGGCCTCTACGCGTGGGGTGCCGAGACAGGGTATGGCGACTGGGACCTGAACCTCGCTGTGTCGCGGTTGCAGCAGTGGATCGGAAACCTCGTGGACCGCATGCCTGCATGCGCCAAGGTGGTGCTGTTCTTCAACGGTGACACGCTGCACCGGAACGGCAACGATCCCTTCACCCCCGGCCACAAGAACGTGCTGGATGGCGACAGCCGTCAGTTCAAGGTGGTGGACTTCGTCGCTGCGGCCATCATCGCGGGCGCAGACATGGCCGCCGCCAAGCACCTTGAGGTCGAGCTGGTAATCAAGCCCGGCAACCACGATCTCGACAGCTACCTCGCCCTCGTGCAGGCAGCGAAGTGGCGGTACCGCGACTGCCCACAAGTCACCGTTGACCTGTCGCCCAGCGAGTATTGGGTAATGGCGTGGGGCTCGGTTCTTCTGTTCGGCCACCACGGCGATAAACGAAAGCCCGGCGACGTGCTCACAAAGCTGGTGTCGGATCACCGTGATCTCTACGGCAACGCCAAGCACGTGACGCTGTGGGTCGCGCACCTGCACGATCAGATGATCATGACGCACCAGCTCGGCCATATCGAGCGCGCGTCGTGCCTCACGTCCCCCGACAAGTACGGCGCGGCTTGGGGCGACAACGCGCAGGCTCAGGCGGTTGTCTACCACCGCGAGCTCGGTGAACGAGAACGGTTCACAGTGCGCCCGACACCATAAAGAAAAGGCCCCCAGATCGGGGGCCTTTTGCTTTCGTACTGCGGGTGCGTGTCAGTCTAGTGGTCCCTTTGACATCTTTGCGCCGTACCATGGGTGGTGATGCGTATCCTTGTACGCTGTCGTGGCCGCTTCCATGGCCGCTTCCATGGTCACTTCCGCAGGCGGCGCGCATCGCCCGCGAACGCGATCATGTACCGGTGCGCCGCCAAGTTCAGCCCAAGGGGCATCTTCCGCAGGTGGCGCGTTCATGTGTTCGAAGGCGTATTGCACCGCTGACAAGGCCCGCTCGTTGCGCTCCCGGTCATCGACGATGGTGCCACGCAGGCTCGTCCCGATCAGCATCATGATGCAGCACCCGGCGTGCCAGAGGTGCGGCATACCGCTCTCGACGTCGAGCTCCTCGCCGCAGTTCCACGCCGCCATGTGCCGGTCCATGGCCGCCACGACGCGCGAGGCCTTCATACCCTTTGCCCAGTTCCAGTCCTCATACTTCGCCGCGCCATAGGTGAACACGGCGGCGATGGCCATGGCCGCGTCCGGCGGCAGCAGGTCCATCCGTATCTTCCCGGCGTCGTTCTTCCGTCCGACTGTCTCTTGCGTGATCATGCTCTGTGCTCCATTTTCCTGAGGGTGTGGAGTATGGAAGTCGCAACCTCAAACTGGCTCCAGTCTCCTATGGACGTCGCCATGCCAACGTCGTCGGGGTGCGGGTCTGGCAGCGAGCCCCACCGTCCCAGAACAGCGGGGAAGAACGCGTGGACCTCGGCGCTCAAGGCGGCGTTGTCCACTTCCTTGACGGCGTTCTTGAGCGTCGGCCAATACTTGGGGCTGAACCGCGCGCGGATCACAGCGTCGAGCCGGTTCTCAAGTCGGTCGATAGCGCCGTCAACATTCAGCAGCATCTTCAGCGGGCGTGCGATGTCGCCCGTGTACGCCTCATGCGCGTCATGCAGCGTGACAGCGTCAACCACGTCGTCGAATGTCTGAGACCCCACCTTATGCGACAACATGCGAACGGCTATGTTTCGGCACAGCAGTGCATGCTGTCCGACCGTGAACGGGGTGGCGCTGTGGCCCGAGTAGCGCACCACGCGGGACAGCGCCAAGGCGATGTCTTCCGCATGTATCTGGCTGACCAGCGGGTTCAGCAGGTCCACCTCCGCGTTGGCGGTGGATACGATGGGGCGGGGTTTGTGGATGTCGTTCAACATGTCACTTCATCCCCATGCTGCGCTTGGCTTTGATGATGGCAGCGTCGCTGACCAGCTCGACCCGGTTCGATCCGACGAGCTGCCCGATCTCGATGCCCGCGCCGATGGCGAGGGTCATGGGCTGCGCGTCGCCGTTGATCTTGACGAGGCCGCCGTACTTGGCGCGGTTCGCATCAACCTCGGCGAAGAGCGAGTGGGCGACGTCTTGGCTCATCAGGACGAAGTCGGGGTAGAACCCGTGCTCCATCATGTAGCCGTTGACCGCAGATCGCAGCGCCTCGACGGTTGTAACCGGTTTCATAATCAGTGGGTTTGTCATAAGTCTCTCTCCTCGTTTCAATCTTCAACTGCTTTGCTGTACCATTCGTTAGTACTAACGTCAACACCGAGCGGGAACCCGTCCAGCCAATCCAGCTGGCGCATCATGACCTCCGCCAGTTTCTCCTTGGCCTCGTTCACGAAGCGGGTGTCGGTCATGACGACCACCTCGTCGTGGGTGTGCAGGTGGACCGGCATGAAGTCGAACCCCGGCATCTCCAGCGTCGTGGTGGCCGCCCGTAGGATTGAGGCGCAGGTCGCCTGCGTCGCGTTCTCCACGAGCAGGCCCGCCCACACATACTTCACCCCGTCCGAGCCGTCGAAGGACAGCTTTGTCTGCGTCGAGATCAGCACCGTGGGCTCAAACGGATCGTACTCTTTGACCGTCCGTTCGCGGACGTTGCGATAGAACAGGGGGCGGCTGTCTGGCAGGTAGCACACCACCCAGACGTCGTTACCCATCTCGATCCCCTGATAGGCCAGCCGTCCGGCGGTGAACTGCGTGTCGCCGGGGTTCTGATACGCTTGCTTGAACGCCTCCATGACCTGCTTCCAGAACACCACGGCCCAGTTGTTAGACGCGCGCCACCGGTCCACGATGTCCTTGGCCTCGTCGTCTCCGAACACCATGCCGTAGTTGGCAGCCATCGACTGCAGCGCGCCCGCGCCCCCGTTGAAGCCCAGCGCCAGCTCCGATATCTTGCCTTTCTGGCGCAGGTCCTTACCCCACTTCTCGCCCTTCAGCTTCATGATCTCGTAGGGGTCGAGGTGGTACATGCCTGCCGCCGCGTGGATGTAGACGTCGGGCTCGGTCTTGGGGTTGGCGTCGATCTTCCTGAACAGGTCGAGCCGATGCTCCGCCATCGCGAGCCACGGCAGACCGCGCGCTTCGATGTTGGACCAGTCGCCCCAGACAAACGTCTTCCCCGGCTCCGCCACAATCGTGGGTCGGATCAGTTTGGCCAGCGCCCGGCCTGCGTTACCCCACCGCTCCTCGAACTCGTACATGCTGCAGCCGTCCTGCAGCATGGCGCAGGCTTCCTCCTCGGCGTTGATGTCGCCGATGGTGCCGCGTGTCATGTTGTGGACCTGCACGCCTCTGGATGACGCGCGCCCGGTCTGGGTCGCGCCGTTGAAGATGTACTGGTTCGGCACGCGGCCTCGGGCATCGGCCATGGCCAGCATCTTGCCGAACTTGGCCGGTGCTGCCGACGCGCCGAACTCGCGAAGCTCCAAGAACTGCAGCGCGTCGAACTCTTCATCGCTCAGGCCATGCGTCTCGTTGGCTGCGTCGAGGGCGGCCACCATCCTCGTGATGATGGGGCGGTCCATCTTGAACTTGTACTCGTCCACGCCAGTCTCAGGGTGCAGCCGGTGGGCATCTACCATGATGCTGGACACCGCAGGCAGAGACTGCAGCCGGGGCCACACCCACTCTCGCTGGCGGGCGTACTGGTGCACGCTGGTGACGACACCTTCGGTGATGATGGCCAGACGCTCACCTGTCTGTTCCTTCAGGGTCTCTGCGAGCGCCGCGCCACCAGCGGCCATGGCCAAGTCGACCGGGATGCCTCTGTCGTTTACCTTCTCGCTGGCCCAGAACTCTTCCCAGATCGAGAACGGGACCGGCATGGTGGAGCTGGCGAACGCCTGCATCTGCAGCACATCGACGTCGGCGTACGTGCAGAAGTCTCTCCAGTTTTCAGGCTCGCTGATCGGCGTCGCGCCATCAGGCACGCAGAACATGCGGATCAGCTTTTTGCCACCAGCGACCTTGCCGTCGTAGCCGCAGGCCTTGGCCGCGCGATCCAGCGACATCGGCATGTTGTTGTAGGCAGCCTGCGCCATCATGTCGATCCAGCCATCGACGCCTGCGTCAAAGAAGCGGTCGAGGACCAGCCGGTCGAACGCGCTGTTCCACGCCGCGAAGTAGGCCTCCCACGACAGCAGTTCGGCTGGTAGATCGCTGCGCTTCGGAGGCTTGGTGATGTCCTTGCTCTCCCATCGCTTGACCTCACCCGTCAGACCTACCGCCCATGTGATGATGATGGGCCACGCGGTGGCCGCGTAGCGCGCTGTGGACGTCTGCGTGACGTCGGCCCACCGAGGGTCTTCCAGCCCCGGTGGTGACCGCGTCTCGCAGTCTACGAACATCACGTCGTCCCAGTCGATGTAGTCTGTGAGATCGTGCATTGGTTTCTCTCCTGCGGGGGTATCAGTACTGGTTTTCGTCGTAGTAATCGAAGCGGGTGTACTCCATCGGTGCCGCAGGATCGACGACGATCACCGACGCCTCGATGCCCCCCTGCTGCACGCCCGTTTCAACAGCGCGGATTGTGACGCGGCCACGCGTAACTATACTCGACCAGAGCTTCGTCATCGCGTCAGCTTCCGCCGTCTCAAGCAGCGCGAACACGCGGCCCTCGCGCAGCGCAGCGTCGTTGGTCAGGGACAGCTCTTGCTTTGCGCAGACGTTGTGCATGACCTCGCGCTCGAACAGCTCCTGCAACAGGCGGCCAGTCGACACACCCCACAAGCTCTTGTCTTCGGGCGGAAGCGGGGGGATCAGATCGTCGCGGGTGTATCTGGCATGGGGTTCGCCGAAGCTGTGCTCGTCGCTCAGGCGAAGCGCGCCGGTCGCGCTGCTTTCTATGCCAATGTTCTTCGGGAAGTCCATGTCGTTTCTCCTCATCATGGCTGTGAAAGGGTGCCGAGCGCAGCGGTGAGGCTGCGCCCGGCGTTGGTATCAGCGGCGGACGCGGCGACGGCGAACCGGCGCTTCGTCCTCGGCCTCCTCCTCAGCTTCTTCCTCAGCTTCTTCCTCAGCTTCTTCCTCAGCTTCTTCCTCGGCCTCGTCCTCGTCCTCTTCAGGCTCCGGCTCCGGCGCAGGCGCTGGCTTCGGCTTGGCCATCCGCTTGGCAGCGGCTTTCGGCGCGGGCTCCGGTGCGACCTCGGGCTCCTCTTCAGCCCCCTCGCGGTCGCCGTCGATGTTGGCCCAGTCGACGATGGTCAGGACCGGCTCGTGCACTTCGCCGTAGGTTTTGTTATCGTACGATGACGTCTCCAGCCGGACGACCGGCATCAGGAACTCTTCCTCGCCGAGCGACATGCGCGACAAGATTTCGTCCACCATCATGCCCATCGCCTTCAGGCCGCCGTAGGATCGCGCGGTCCAGATGAACTCGCGCTGGTCGTTATTGACGAAACGACCCTCGATCTGCTGAACCGTCGTCCATTCCCAATCACCCATGTCAGGCAGGTCATCAGGATCGACACCGCCGGAGGTGGCCAGCTCCATCTCTTCACCGAGCAGCTCGTTCGACTGCGATTTGCCTTCGGCCTTCCGCGCTTTCAGCTGCGCCTTCGTGTAGTCGGTCCAGCATTCGTAGCCAGTCCGCAGCGAGCTGGTGTTGAAGATGACGACCTCGTCGGCCACATCCACCTTCTCCTTGCCCAGACCCCAGTCGCCTTTGGTGAAGCGCAGATACGCTTTGCCGCCGACGGACGGTGCCTGTTTCCGGGCGTGCTTCAGGCCAGAGGCCAGCGCGCCGAGGTTCGCCTTCTTTGTAATTTCAGTTCCCATTTTCAGTTCTCACTTTTCCAGATGTCTGGCCAGCGCTGCCCCGAGCGCCGCCGCTTTTGCTGCCGGTGCGAGCGCGGACGCTCGGGGGTCACCGTCTCTCGTCAAGGTCGTGCCGGACGAAGGCTTGGCTGCTGCCGCCCCCTCCCACAGTTCCTTGCCGATCTTCTTCAACAGCTTCTCCGCCTGCGGCGCAGAGACTGTCGATCTCGGGGCGAACTCATCAGATGTGAGCCCTCGGTTGCGCAGCTTCTTGCGCACCTCTTCGTCGTCCATGGTCCACTCGCGGCCAGACGAACGCTTGGCCACAGTCTTCCAACCTTCGATGGTCTTGCCACTGTCGATCATCTCGTGGGTCAGGCTGCGGATGTGCGAGGACCAAGCCTCGGCCATCTCCGCCAGCTCCATCGCGTCGCTCATGAACGCGTCGAGATCAGGACCCTTGGCTTGCTTGATGTCGTTCATCATGCTGCCGAGATGCGCCGCCGCACCGTAGTGCAGCTCGCACACGGCCTTGCAGTCTTGGAAGGCGCACCAAGGCCCCTTGGCGATGAACGCGTCAGGGGCCTCGGCATCCTTGACCGCCTGCTGCAGCTCTTCGATGAACTGAAGAACCCGCATCATGTCGGTCTCCCATATGCTGGGCTCCAGATCGTTGACCTTGGGCTGCCCGATACACAGGACGACGCGGTCGCAACCGGCGAAGAACTTGGGGTACTTGGCGAACATGGTGGCGAAGTAGAACAGCATCTGGCTGTTCTCTTCAGCGTTGACAGGGTTCCTGCCGAACTTCCAGTCCCATATACCGCCGATCTTACCGCAGCGGAACACCACGTCGGTCGTGCCAAACGCGCCGGGGATGCCGGGGAACGCGCCGCGCTCTTCGATCATGAACGTGGCAGGCTCGCCGCTCTGGTCCCTCTCCAGCCCGACGAGGAAGTCGTCGAACATGTCCAGCGCCGGAGCGCCGTTGTCATCCCAGATCGACTGCGTGATCGTCAGGCTCCACGGTCCCTCGACACCTTTGGCGGGCTGGTCGTGCGTGAACGGCAGCATCTCCTCCGGTTCCTTGGCGTGGTCCAGCACCTGCGCGATCATCTCGTGCAGCGCGGTGCCCTCGCGAGCGTAGGACGAACCCTTGCTCTTCGGCGCACGCTTGATGCGCGACACCGATCCGGGGCAGTTCAGGACGCGGGAGGCCGACGAGCCGCCCACGAGGTCGCTGTGTTCCAGCGGGACTTCGATAGCCATGGTGTGTTCTCCTCTGTTTGGTACTATAGACCGCGACCCTGCGGGTACGCAAGGCCGCGCGGCGTTATTGTCTCATCCTCCGTGTTGGCGGCCACCGCCGCTGTGTGCGCCGGGGCGCAGCGGGGCTGGCCGGGCGTTGAACTCTGCGGTGCGCAGCCACGCCAGCTCTTCGCGCTGCTGTGGCGTGTGCCTGTCCCTGTTGTCCAGCTGATGGAGCCGTCGGAGCAGGATCGCGTGGTCAAGTTCGGCTTTCGTTTTCATGTCATTTTCCTAGCTTCGTTACGCCGTGCAGGTGCGGGTAGATACCCCGCGAGTGCCGGAACGGTTTGGTCTTCACGGTCTTGTGGAACTTGATCTGGCACCCGTGAACAGCGACAGACAGGCGCGGTGCGGCGCACTCGTAGTAGCAGTGCAGGACAGTCTCATCGTTGGACGCGGGGTCCTTGCGGGGCCACCCTGCGATATGGATACGGTACCGCATGTCATTCATCCAGATCGAGGTTGCGGATCAGCTGCCGACGTACGGCAACCAGCTTGTCGTGGGGCATACGCACTGCCGCTAGATCGCCCCCATGGAGGACGTGGAACGGCTGGATCATGACCCAGCCCCCGACGTATGGCTGCTGCGTCCAGTGCGTCTCGACGACACCGACGTAGTCGTTCTGGCTGGTGCATGGTGCCAGCGCCACTGAACATGCCTCGTCGTCCAGCCACAGGACCAGCCACGGGCGTCGCTTGGTCAACCCGGCGAGGTGCGTGTAGATGACGCTGCCCGGCTCGGCGGGCCCCTCGCGGAACGTCGCGTTGTGGCGTCTCGGGTACGGCAGCCGTCTCATGACTGCGCCACCATTGTCTGCTCGCAGCTGCCGCAGACCATGTGGCCGCCTGCCTTGAACCACGCGTTGAACTGGCAGTCGGGGCAGGTGTGCTTCACCTTGGACTTGTCCTGCTTCTTCTCGCCTGCACCCGCAGGAGGAGAGAACCACGACATGTCGAGATCGTCGCGGTCCAGCAGCTTGGCGCAGGCCACGGCGAACGGTCCACCATCGACGATCATGTGTGTGACCTTGCGGCCCGTACGCTTGCCGCCCTCAGCGCCGGTGCTGGTGGGTGTCAGGCCCAGCTCGTCCATCTTCGCGGCCCAGAGCTTGCCGTGGCCGCTCTTTGGCACCTCGTTATTCTCGAAGTCCCAGTGGTGCGCCATCTCGTGGACCAGCGTGGACAGGACGACGGTCGGTGTCCGGCCCATCGTCTCGGGGTTCATGGCGATCTCGGCCAGCCTGCCCTCCTCGCCGTCAGTCTTGGCCCACTTGTCGGACCAGAAGTATCCATGCGCGTTCTTCTTGCGATGGACCAACAGCATCACCGGTGGCAGCTTGCTGCCGAACAGCTCGTCATTGAAAAAGTCGAAGGCGGTGTGAAGCGCGGCGTACATGGCGCGGGAGGGTGTCACGGGAAAAATCCTTTCGAGGATGTAAAGTTCAGTGGTAGCATCGTACGATGTTAAACCGTACGACGCAAGGGGTTTGTTCAACGACCCACGTGATAAAAGATGCCTATCGCGTGTGGGGTGTACAGAAGAAGCCACCAATCTGACCCCATTTCAATGGCCAGACCTGCTGGCCCCAAGAAGACAGCGACGGCGGCTGCGACAGCAAGGAACAGGATCGTCACGACGCCCGCGCCTTTCAGTATCTGGACGATGGCGGCTTTCATGTGCGTTCCTCCGCCTGCCAAGCGCTCAGGACACGGTGCAACCGCGCCTTCGCCGTGGTGGCGTCGCCGCGCTTCAGGCAGTCGTAGGCCCACTTCACCTCGTGGCGCTGGTCGATGGCGACGACGCCATCGGGTTCGGGGGCCAGAGCGGCGGGTGCATCGACCCCCGGCTCGTCGACCTTGACGTCGAACGCCTCGTAGACGGTGGCCAGTGAGGATTCAAGCTCGTCGAGCATGACGTTGACTTCTAGCGGCGTCCACGCATAGCTGGACTTGTTCGACAGATTGGCCAACAGGTCGATGGCCTTAATGGCCTTCGGCAGGCGGCCCTCCAGAATGCGCTGGAACGCGTCTCGCTTCTCTTCATGTGTCGGCATCGGTTCTCTCCTCAATGGCGCGCTGGGCGCAGGTCAAGTTGGGCAGCGTACTGGGCCATGCGCCCGCTGCGGTAAGTCTCAAGGAACGAGCTGGGCTCGATCTCGGCGAGGGCGCAGACCTGCTCGAAGTCAGGTCCGCCCCGGAAGAACGAGACGGCGTCCATGTGCGCCTTGGCCAGCAGACCCTGCTGCTGATATGGGACGTCGTCCAAGTCGATCAGCACATCCCGCACCGCCTGAAGGACCACCGCCCTCCACATGACCGTGACGCCTTTGTGCTGCTGGCGGCTCGACCGCACGCCTAATCCGTGTGCCATTATGTAAGGTGCTCCCTGATCCAGTCTTTCAGTTCTTCGATCGTTTCGGCCTGCTCGAACTGCCACGACTTCAAGTTCTCTTCCTTCTCTTTGGTGGCACGCATCGCGCAGCTTTGGCACAGCCCGTGTGAGAGTGAAACGACGGACCCATCCGATTGCTTCCGCCCCTGCGCCTTGTCGCCACATCCCGTGGCGCAGTCAGGGAGCAAGGCGCGGTTCTTCGCAGCTTCGCGGCGCTTGGCCAAGTAGGCCTCGCCGTGCTCGCGGCAGTACTGCTTGTGCCAAGGTCCGGCTACGGCTGCCTTGCCGCATCTGAGTTTACATTGTGCCATCACTCACCCCCTTCCGGTGCGAAGTCTTCGGCGCGGCCAACGACGCACCACGTGGCGTAGTCGTTGCCTTGAACCAGCCAGCCGGTGCGGTTGCCCTCGGCGTCGTAGTCTATCCACGACAGCGGGATCGTGTCGCTGTACCGGAGCAGGATCGTGGCCTTGCTCCAGTAGACTATCTGATCACCCTCCTCGTCGCGCGCGTAGACCCGGCTCTTGATCTCGTTGATCCGCATGATGCAGCCGTGGTTTTTGATCAGGTCGCCCTCACGCAGAAGGCTGGTGATGACCCCGACGCCGAAGCGGTCGGCGAGGTGCGCGTAAGGGGATGGGGCGATGGTGTTCATGCGTTCAGTCCTTTGTTAAAGTCGGCCAGCACCTCTTGTGCGATGTCGGGGCCGAGTGCATCAAGCGCGTCGGGCTCGATCACAAGCCTGATCTGCGTGGCGTCGAGGCCCATGCGCAGCAGCGCCGTGGCGGTCTGGACGCGTCCTCCAAGCTCGTACACTTCGCCGGGTACGTGGCACACGTACACACCCATACTGTAGGCGTGTAAGCCGTTACGAAACACGTGCGCGTGTACCGCAACATACTCATCGTGGTTCGGGAGGCGGGCTATGACGATCTTGGCGAGCGGGGCGGGGGCGATGGTGTTCATGGTCCTGAGCCTTTCAAAGAGGTGGGGTGGTCCCCGACGCGAGGCCGGGGGGTGGTTTGGTTCAAACGTCGATCAGCTTGGCGGCGTCGCTGTAGTTGCCATTCACGTGGACGCGGTAGGACTTGCCGCTGAGCGTTACGATGTCGCCGTGGCGCACTGGCTCTTCGGTTGCAAGTCGCGCTCGGGTCGCCCGGTCTTCGTCGCTGTAGACGTCCTGTATCATCGAAGGGCTCTTGTTGATGAAAGGCTGGCAGTCCTCGTAGCCTCTGCCGTCGTGGGCGTAGCAGGTCAGGTTGCAGAGGTCGCCATGGCGGTCCTTGATCTCCAGATTGAACAGGCTGGCTTGGTGGAAGGTGTCTTCGTGGTGGATGAGGTTGATCATGGAAAGAGCCTTTCGGGCAAAGAAAAAGGGCGCGACCTTATTGGCCGCACCCCACTAGTACCAGAACTGTCGAGAGGGTCAAGTACTTTCTTTTGCTTCCTTGACCAGCTGCGTCAGCTCCGGCTGCAGGACCTCGATGATGACGCCCTCGACCAGCGCCGACATGGTCTGGCCCGACGCCGAAGACAGCTCGGCCAGAATGCGGCGTGCGGTCTCAGTCAGCATGAACTTCGACTGGACCTTGACGCTCCCCGGCACGATGCTCATGCTGGCTCCGGGTTCGCGCCATCGGTGAGACCCATCTCGTCAGGCCCCGGCGACAGATCGACGTTCGTCTCCGGCTCCACGCCATCGAACGGACGCAGGCCGAACTTCTCCGCGACGATGCGGACCAGCGCCACCTGCCGTTTCAGCATGACCAACGCCTGCCCCTTCTGCGGGCAGTTGACCAAGTTGTCGGTGATGTAGGCTTCCATGTGGGCCGCCTCGGCCTCGTAGTTGTCGAGGAAGTCTTCGAGGGTGTCGACCTTCTGCTGATCGGCGAAGCCAACGACCAGATGTTCAAGCGCAGCGATGGTCGCGTCTTCGATGTCGTCGTCGTTCTCATCGAACAGGGCATCCAGCGAGGCCTTGTGGCTCGCGACGACGGCGCTGTTGCTGGCCGCCACGCTGGCCGCCACGCTGGCAGCTGAGATTTTAGCAATCACTTCGGACATTGTTTGCATGTCGCGCTGCGCCTGCTCGGCGTCGCGGTCGTCACGGGGTTGTTCATCGAACAGAGCAGCCAGCGCGGTCTCTTGGCTCGCGTCGGTCTCCTCAGAGGTCGCGACGGCAGTGAGCCTGTTGAGCTTCGCCATATGCTCGGCCTGCGCGGCCTCTACGCTGGGTGCACCTGTTTCGACCATCGCGGAACGTATGGCCTGCATCTTTTGCTCGTCGGTGGGGGTACCCTCGACGAGGGGTGGGGGTTCTTTATTTTCCATGGGGTCGTCTCCTGTGTGTGGGTCAGCTCTCTTGTGCCGCCGTAGTACCACCTCATAGCCGCCCTTGCAAGTGCGACCGGCAAAATGTTAGAGGTCGAGAATGAGAGAGAGCAGCGTCGAGGAACGTCTGAGGAAGGGTGTCGTGGCACGGGGGTGGCGCTGCGTGAAGCTGTCGCCCGCCGGGGTCGTCGGCATACCTGACAGGATGGTCCTCGCGCGTGGCGGGATCGTAGACCTGATCGAGCTGAAGAAACCATCGGGCGGCGTTCTCTCCAGAAAACAGAAATTGTGGGGCCGGTGGCTGGTAGCCAATGGCCACGCGTATTGGGTGTTGTGGACACCGGGGGACGTCGATGGATACCTTGCAAGTCTGGATGATCGAACACGCTGACACCGGCGAGTGGCTGGGCCAGTTCAAGAATGGCGACGGGCGGCTGGAGTTCGGAGCCCGATCTCCGGTGTTCTGGCGAGAGATGCGCTACGTCAAGAAGGCGTGGCTGCACCACTGCGTGGCGGCGGGTTGGATCAGGCGCGGCATCACGATGCCGGGTGCAGGCGTGGTGTACCATCGTACGGAGACGTTTCTCCACTGCCCCCGCGTACGGTTCAAGGACTTTACATTGACGGGTGGGATCGGTATGGTACCAGCAACGCCGTCTGATTTAGGGATTACCTTGACATGAGACCCAACAGCATACTGCGGCCCTCGCAAAGGGCACTGATGACGCAGATGGCCTACTTCCCCGACGGGATCGCGGTCATGGGCATGGGCGGTGGCAAGACCGCCGCCACGCTCTTCTCCATCGACGACTGCCTTGAGGAGGGCGACTACGATCACGCTTTCATCTTCGCGCCGCCCAACACTCTGCGCAACGCGTGGGCGCTGGAGCCAACCCGCTGGGAGGGTCTGTCAGACCTGAGCGTCGAGATACTGGACGGCTCGCCCGCCCAGCGTGAGGCGATACTGGCGCGCGCCGATGCTGACGTCTATGTGATGTCATCCGACATCAGCACGTGGCTTGTGAACCTGATGCAGAAGTGGAACAGGCGGAAGACGCCGATGTTCGATCTCAGCAGGGTGCACATCGTGATCGACGAGATCAGCAAGATGTCCAGCCCGCAGTCCAAGCGCGGCAACAAGATGCTGTGGCTGACCCGGCGCGCCGCCGGGACATGGGGGCTGACCGGCACGCCGCGACCCAACCGATACGAGGACCTGTTCCTGCCGATCAAGCTGGTCGGTGGCGAGAGCGTCTGGGGCCACAGCGGTTTCGACGACTGGCGGCGCGAGCTGTTCCGGCCCACCGATTACACGGCGCGGAACTGGGAGATACACGACTTCGCCGTCCCCATCGTCGAGAAGATCGCCAAGACGTTCATGTTCTACGCGCCGCCCGACGACCTGCAGGTGCCAGAGGTGGTGACCACCGACGTGCCGGTCTACATGAACAGCGATCAGATTGCACACTACGAGATGATGCAGGAGACGCTGGTGGCCGAGGGCGTGATACCTGATCTCTATGGTGACGAGCTCAACGAGTGGCTGATCGAAGCCGGGAGCGCGGGTGTGGCCAGCGGCAAGCTGGTCCAGATCGTGCAGGGTTTCATATACGACACGGTGGGCAAAACCGTGGTGCATGTGTCGACCGCCAAGCTGGCGGCGCTGTACAAGCTGGACGATGACCTGATGGGCTCGCCTGCGCTGCTGATGTACGGCCTGCTGGAAGAGAAGCGCCAGCTGGAGGGAATGTGCGTCGACAAAGGCTACCGGTATGCTGTCATGGGCGACGGCGTCACAGCTGCGGCGAAGGATGCCGCCGTGCGCGACTGGATCAACGGCGATCTGGACCGCATCATCGCGCACCCGGCCAGCATGGGCCACGGCACCGACGGCCTGCAGCATGGTGGCCACCACATCGTGTGGTATCATCCGACATGGTCCAGCGAGCAATACTTCCAGACCATCGCCCGGCTGGCGCGACCCGGCCAGAAGCACGTGGTCCAGAACTACCGGCTGCTGGCGCAGGAGACGCTGGACCTCGTGAAGGTGCAGAGGGTGGCGCGGAAACGTGAGGAAGAGCTCGCGTTCATCGAGCGCATGGCAGACTAGGAGAGGTGCAGCCGGTGAGCGGTGTTACGGGAGGAGGAGAGCAACTCCCCATCGCTTCCAACCGGCTGCATCTACAACGTACATCACGTGGCGGGATGCCCGCCAGAGGAGAATATGATGACCGCCGTTAAAACTTTCAAGGTCCGTGAAGCGCACGACCAGCAGACCGCGATCCGGCTGCAGCTGCTGAAGAACGGATGGCGGCCCCTGCCGACTGCTGAGAAGGTGGCCTTCCAGAAGGGTTGGCCTGTCATGGACATCGACGAGGCCGCGATCAGGGACTGGCCACTGTTCAAGGCCGGGGGCGGTCGGTCGATACCTGCGGTGACGACCGCGATCCAGCTGCAGGGCACCATGCTGGCCATCGACGTGGACGTGAGCGATGGTAGCGTGGCAGGGGATATGCTGGCAATACTAGAAGACTGCTGCCCCGCCTTGGCGAGCGCGCCGATACGGGACAGCGGTGGCTCGAAGTTCATGCTGCTCTGCCGGACAGAGACGCCGTATGCGTTCTGGAAGACGCCGAAGTGGATCGACGAGAAGGGCGCGGACCACATGGTTGAGGTCTACGGCGGCGCTGCCACGCGCTACTTCTCCTGCTACGGCCCCCACACCATCGGCGGCGTCAAGAAAGGCGCGTACGAGATCATCAAGGAATACCAGTGGGACGACGGTGCTGGCAACCCGATGACCATGACACCCGCCGATCTGCCCCTGATCACGGAAGCGCAGATGTACGAGGCCATGCGCCTGATGTCCGACAGGCTCGCGGAGCAGGGCTGGACCAAGGATGAGCACAGCTATGCTGGCGAGGGCACCGCGTCCACCGTCTACGACCTGACCGATGACATGACGTTCCAGATGTCGCACGGCGAGCTGCTGTCCTACCACGAGGCGATGGCGGCTGCCGCGTCCGGTGACAACCGCTGCTCGGCCACGTTTCTGGGGGAGCACACCGACACCATGACGCGGTGCAGGCTCACCTTGGTGGGCGACGCTGAGAACCCCGGTTTGATGGCCTTCGACCACAAGACGTGGACCACGCACTTCCCTCTGGCGTGGAAGCCGAAGCCGGTGAAGGAACAGGCGCAGGCCAGCGCCAAGGCGCTGGGCGCAGCGCTGAAGGCGCGTGGCGTGATAGAACCCCTTGTTGGCGCTGAAGACTGGGCGCAGGACCTGCTCGACAGCCTGATGGACGAGTATGTCCACGTCGCCCGCACCGACATGTTCCACCCCCGGTCGGAGCCCTTCACCAAGATCAAGAAGACAGCGGTGTTGAACGGCAACAACCAACGCTTCACCTACCAGAAGGAAAAGGACGACGGCACGTTCGCGGAGGCCTCGACGACCATCGGCAAGGCGTTCATGATGGCCGACTATGACAAGGCGTCACGTGTGGGTTACGATCCACGGCAGGGCATGTTCTACGGGCGCGACAAGCCGGGGATGACGGGCGAGTTCCTGAACGCGTTCGACGGTCTGCCGGAGCTGGATGACGCCGACCCGCGCATGGTCGAGCTGATGCGTGATCACTTCCTGCCGCACCTGATCCCCGATCCTGCGGAGCTGCAGTTCTTCCTCGACTGGCTGACAGTCAAGTACCGCAACCCAGAGAAGCGTCACTGCGCGATCCTGATGCTGGCGGACAACGTCAGCGGCACCGGGCGCGGCACGCTGTTCTCGGCGCTGTTGGCCCTGTTCGGCAAGCACGCCAGCAAGCAGGAGGAGAGCAGCATCGTCAGCCGGTTCAATGGCTATCTGGCGTCGAACGTGCTGGTGCTGATGGATGAGGTGGGCTCAGGCGATTATGGCGACCGCGACACCACCTATCACCACCTCAAGAACCTCGTCGATCCTGTGCAGAATGTGGTCAAGCTCGAAGAAAAGTTTCAGGACAGCTACTCCTGCGAAACCTTCGCCTCGTTCGTCTTCGCCACCAACCGCAGCAACGGCATCCAGCTGCGCGCGGAGGATCGTCGCTTCGCGGTGCTCACCAACGGCACGCAGCTGGACATGGTCAGGGCCGCTTGGTCCAACGAGCTGATGGACAGGGTGCGCAAGGATGGCCACAGCGGCACAGCGGCGGCCCTGAGGCACATCATCGGCGAGCACGTGGTGCAGGCCTCCGAGAAACTGCTGACGACGCCGCCACACTTCGCTGGCCGGGCGCACATGATCCGCTCGTCGGCCAGTGTCGCCGACGAGGCCATCGACGAGATCGGCGAGAGTATCAGGAGCGGGCAGGACGGCTTCTACGTGTGGCGTGTGAAGGACTTCAAGGCCAAGGTTGTCGAGCAGATGGATGCTGGCAGCAACACGTCGGCGGCGGCCCGGCGCGCGATCCAAGAGCTCACCGGCGCACGTGCCGAAGCGGCGGGTCTGTGGTATCTGCGGAAGCAGAAGGTCGGGGTTAAAATGGTCGATGGTGAGGCCAGAGAACTGATGCAAACTGACGTCGTGACGAACGCGCCGGGGACATTTTTGGACACCTCGTGGGAGCTGCGCGCCAAGGCTATAAAAAGTACTAGCGGTGGCAAACGGTTGCAGATCGTGGCTAGTACCTGAAAAACAGCCAGCCGGGGAGTTTTTGAGAAACTGCGATACCCCGGTAAAAAACGAGGAAAACCGTTCACTATCAACTACTAAGGTCTTATAGCTACAGGGGACTTATATATTCAAACCCATATGTGAAAGAGTAATAGAGAGATAGTATAAGGGGTTATAAGTAGGTATAATGTTTATATAAGGGGGTTGAGAATTAAAAACCCCCGGTAAAACACCGCGACGACTGCTACGAATTTTCAACGGTTGGAGAGACGAGATGAGACGATATTTACCCAGCTGGTACGCGCTGATGAAGACCATCGCGCTACACTTCGCTGTCGACGATGGGCGCGATGATCAAACGGTTGCCCATGTCATCCTGCCAGACCTCAATGAGTTCACACAGGTACCGGTATCTGAAGACAAATCGTGGCGCAAGTTCTGCGGCCACCCAACCAACCCGAGGAGACGCAAATGACACCGACACAAAAAGAACTGGCTGAGCTTATGAGCGCAGCGCCAGAACACATATGGGCTTGGGTGTGGAACACCCCGGCGATTAAGGCGCACGGAACTAATTGCTGGACTGATTATGAACCTGTTTTTAAGGTTTGGGTTCTAAAGGGTTTGCCAAGTAAAAAACACTGGTTTGGCGCTCCCAAGGTATACACCCAAACCGCGACCCAGTACGTCCGAAACGACGTGCATTATGCCGTGGTGGCCGAACGTGACGCGCTGGCAATACGCATCTCCGCACTTGAAAGCACCCCGACCGATGAGGTAGTTTGACGACATGAAGCCCAAAAACCCAAAACCGAAGACGCGTACGAGGCGGGACCAACCCCGTGTCGTCAAGCCCAAGCTGCGCGTGAAGACTGGCGCGCCAGAGCTGAAGCTCACGCCTCTGGTCATCGCCATGCTGGACCAAACCCCGAACCCCAAGACTGTGACGCAGATGTGCGAGACGCTGAACATATCGCGGGACAAGTTCTACCGATGGGGGAAGGAGAGTGAAGCGTTTGCTGAAGCTGTACTTCGTGTGCGCGCGACGGCAGATGATGCCGTCGAGAACGCATTCTACAACCGAGCCCTTGGATACGACCGTACGATGAGCGAGGATCGCCTCGACAAGGACGGCGGGGTGGTCTCCCTGTCGAAGGACATCCACGTCCCTGCCGACACCCGCGCCGGTGAGTTCTGGCTGCGCAACCGCGACCCCTCCAAGTGGCAAAACAAGCAGGTGATCGAGATCGCAGGCGACCACGTGGAGCGGGTTGAGAAGGCCATCGCCGCGCTGGGCCTGACAGGCAAACTGGATGACGCCTGATCGTTTCGGGAAAGCTCGCAGCCTGATCGCAGCCGAGTGCCGGTACGATCCGCTGATGTTCGCAGAGGTGGCGTGGCCTTGGGGCGAGGGGCACCTCAAGGACCGCGACATCCGGGCGTGGCAGAGCGAGGTGCTGGACGAGATCGCCAAGCACCTGAAGGACCCGGCCACGCGCCACAGCGTCATGCGCATCGCGGTGGCGTCAGGCCACGGGATCGGCAAGTCCGCCCTCACCGGCATGCTGACATCTTGGGCGCTGTCGTGCTGGCGCGATCCACGGATCGTCATCACGGCCAACACCGAGACACAGCTGCTCACCAAGACCTCACCTGAGGTCGGCAGCTGGATCAGGTCCTCGCTGTTCGGCGACCTGTTCCAGATCGACGCCATGTCGATCCGCTACAAGGCGCGGCCTGAGCAGCACCGCGCGGACCTGATCACCAACAGCGAGAGCAACCCAGAGGCGTTTGCAGGACTGCACGCGGAGGGCCGCTTGGTGCTCGTGATCGTCGACGAGGCCAGCGCGCTGCCGGAGAACATCTACGAGACGATCCTTGGCGCGCTGACCGACGAGAATACCGTGCTGATCTTTGTCTTGATGGGGAACCCGACCAGCGCTTACGGCGCGTTCAGGGAGGCGTTCAGGAAGAACCGCAAGTTCTGGACGACGTGGAACATCGACAGCCGCGACGTCGAGGGCACGTCGAAGGAGTTCCTGAACCAGATTATCGAAGAGTTCGGCGAGCACAGCGATCAGGCCAAGGTCAGGGTCAAGGGCATCTTCCCCGCCGCGTCGCAGAAGCAGTTCATCCCGACCCCGTACATCGACGCATCGTACGGTCGACATCTGCGCAAGGAGCAGTACGAGTTCGCGCCGAAGATACTGAGCTGCGACCCTGCATGGGAGGGCGACGACCTGCTCGTCATCGGCATGCGGCAGGGGCTCAAGTTCGACATCCTTGAGGTGCTGGAGAAGAACGACAACGACGTCTTCATTGCTGCCAAGCTGGCCAACTACGAGGACAGTCTGGAGTGCGACGCGGTGTTCGTCGACGCGGGCTACGGCACCGGCATCGCCAGCGCAGGCAAGACCATGGGCCGCAGCTGGACGCTGGTCTGGTTCGGATCAGCGCCAGAGACGCCCGGCTATCGCAACAAGCGCGCCGAGATGTACGGCAAAGCTAAGCAGTGGCTGATGGACGGCGGCGCGATCCCACGCATCCAGCGACTGTACGATGATCTCGTTTCGGTTGAGACCAAGCCGGACAACGGAGGCATCATCCAGCTGATATCGAAGCAGGAGATGAAGAAGAAAAAGCTGCCTTCGACCGACTATGCCGACGCGTTGGCGTTGACCTTCGCCTATGAGGTATCATCCAAGGCAACGATATTGAAAGCCGAGACGGTCAGCAGGCAATCCTCCCGCCGGAGGGACAGCCGCGCCGACGAAGTGTTCGACCCATACGAGGACTGAGAGCCAATGTGCAAAGCACCCAGCATGCCGTCACCGCCGCCGCCGCCGCCGCCGCTGCCACCGCCGCGCGCGCTGTCCCGCACGCCTAGCCGCGTCCGTCCGACGCAGAACCCCACTGTGGGCGCGCAGTCGACGCGGTCAACTGTCGTGAACCCGAGCGGTATCCCCATGGCGATGAGGGCGCAGGGCGTGTCACTGGGCGGCACCGGCACCGTCTTGGGAGGCTGATCCTTGTACAACGATCCAACCAAGCGCATGAAGCGCATTGCCAAGAGCTTGAAGGACCAGCGCACTGACTGGGAGCCGCACTTCGAGGTGCTGGAGCGGCACTTCATGCCACGCCGTGGCAACTTCTCGGCTGACCCCGTCAACAAGGCGAGAACAGACCGAGGCAAGGAGCTGAACCAGACGTTGATCGACGGCACGCCGATGCGCGCCCTGCGCATCCTGAAGAGCGGGCTGCAGGCAGGCATCACCAGCCCGGCGCGCCCGTGGTTCAGGCTGCAGCCCCTCGATCCGGGCAAGCGTAAGAACAAGAACGTCACCGAGTATCTGGCCAAGGCCGAGTACGAGATGCGCCGCCTCGCCGAGCGCACCGGCATATACAACATGCTGCACACCGGCTACGGCGATCTTGGCGTGTACGGCAGCGAGTGCGGCCTGATCGAGGACAAAGGCCCAACCGACCTGCGCCCTGTTCAGCTCGTGCCGGGCAGCTACTGGCTGGGCTCCACGCAGGAGCAGACCATCGACACGATATACCGAGAGTTCGGCCTGACGGTCAACCAGATCGTCGGCAAGTTCGTGTTCAGGGGCAACCCCAGCAGCACGCCCGACTGGTCCAAGGTTCCAGACACGATCAAGAGGGCCTTCGACAACGGCGACGTTGGCGACACGAAGAAGGTCCAGCAGCTGATCATGCCGCGCACCGAGCGTGATCCTCGCAAGCAGGACGGCCAGAACAAGAAGATCGCCAGCGAATACTACATGGCCGAGGAGGATGGCTCGGGAGACAGCGGCAACCACATCCAGATGGGCGATCTCGGATACGACACCAACCCCATCTCAGCCAGCCGCTGGGATGTCGTCGGGTATGAGACCTATGGCCGGTCGCCAGCGATGGAGACGCTGCCGGACGTGCGTGAGCTGTTCGCCAAGCGCCGCGATTACATGGAGATGCTGCGCCGCCTGAACCGCCCACCGATGAACGCGCACAGCGATCTCCGCAACAGCGCGTTCTCGCTCATGCCGGGCCGCGTCAACTTCATGCAGGACCCAAGCAAGGGGCTGGTCCCAGCGTACCAAGTCAGCCCGCAGCTTGGCCCAATCGTACAGGACATCGAGAGCTCGAAGGACGCGATTTGGTCCGGCATGTACGCTGACCTGTTCATGATGATCAGCCAGCTCGACCGCCGTCAGATCACGGCCACCGAGATCGGTGAGCGCCGCGAAGAGAAGCTGATCGCCCTTGGCCCCGTGCTGGAGCGGCTGCACTTCGAGAAGCTGAAGCCTCTCGTCGAGCGGCTGTTCGACCGCGTGCAGACCAGCGGCGTGCTGGGTGCACCGCCGATTGAGCTGGTGGATGAAGAGATCGAGATCGACTTCATCTCGATGCTGGCGCAGGCGCAGAAGGCCGTGGCCACCGGTGCCATGGAACGCTTCGCGGGCTTCGTTGGCAACATGGCAGCAGTCAAGCCGCAGGTGCTGGACAAGTTCGATGAGGACAAAGCGGTCGATGAGTACGCTGACATGCTGGGCGTGCCGCCGAGCGTCGTACGTGCACAGGAAGAGGTCGACGGCATTCGAGCCGCGCGGCAGCAGGCCGAAGCGCAGGCAGCTCAGATGGAGATGGCGACCCAGATGGCAGGCGCAGCCAACCAAGGCGCACAGGCCGCTAAGGTTCTGAGCGAGGCTGACAGCCCGCGTGGCAGCGCGCCGGGCGACGTACTTGCGAAGGCGGGTCTGGCATGACGGATAACGTGCGCCCGTTCACGCTTGTCAACAGCGGCAAGGCGGAACCGCAGCGGAGTGGCACGCTCTACTGCACCGGCTGTGGCAGCCGCGCGTTTCGTCTCACAGTCGACGCAGACGACGCACCTTTGAGCATTGAGTGCCACAACTGCGAAGACGTCATGAACATCAGATGGGCACACGAAAAAGACCCTGACGTTGACCAAGGCACCTGAGGTACAGTGATCACCATGAACGACCAGACCGCCTCTTCACGCCGCGAACGGCAGATGCAGAACGAGCAGCTGAACCAGCTGCGCGAGGCACTGCAGCACCCGCCGACGCGTGTCGTGATCCGGTGGCTACTGCACGACTGCGGCATCTACGACGTAGGCGTGCACGAGGAGCGCAGGGCCGTTGGCCTTGGCTTGATCCGCGCGATTGGCGAAGTCGATCCGTACGAGTACGTGCGGCTGATGAAAGAGGGCGCAGACGACTTAGTCGCACGCCGGAGCAAGACACAGAAATTGGAGAGAACCGATGACTACTGAGAGCACAACGGATACCGGTGGCGACACCGGGACAGATGATCAGGTGACTGGCATCGCAAACGCCGACGACCAAGGTGACGCCCCTTCCGCCGACACGGCCCCGAAGGGTGTTGCTCTTGACGGAGGGACCGCTGATGGCGAGGACAACTCCAGCAAAGAGGAGGTCGATGGTGAAGCAAAAGAAGAAGCAGACAAAACCGACAAAGCCGAAGAAGTACTAGACGATACTGTCCCCGAAGAGTACGCGTTTACGCTGCCCGAGGGGATGGAGGCCGACGAGGAACTGACCACTGCGATGTCACCCCTGTTCAAGGACTTGGGGCTGACGCAGGCGCAGGCTGACAAGATGGTCACAGCGTACGCGGAGACCATCGCAGCAAAAACCGAAGCTCAGGCTTCGGCGGTCACCAAGGTTCTGACAGGCTGGGTAACGGCAGGCAAGGATGACGCCGAGATCGGGAAAGGCAACTGGGACGCGAGCGTCGCGTCGGCCAACTCCGTGATCAAGAAGTTCGGTACCCCCGAGCTTGTCTCCGACGTCATGATCGGCAACGGGATGGGCAACCACCCCGAGATGATCCGCCTGCTGGCCCGTATCGGAGCGGCTGTCGCAGACGACACGCTTCACACCGGCGAAGAAATCGACGGCGCTGCCATCCCCATGGAGCAGTCATGGTACGGCGCGACCACACCAACAACCAAACAACGCTGAGGTAAACTTCCATGGCAACTATTGGAAACAGCTACCTGTCGCTCGCCGATCTCCGCAAGCAGCAGGACAAGAACGACCAGATCGCCGACATCATCGAGATCATGGCGAAGAAGAACGACATGATGGCCGATGCACCGACCATCGAGTGCAACGAGGGCAACACGCACCTCAACACCATGCGTACAGGTCTGCCGCAGGGCACGTGGCGCAAGCTGTATCAGGGCGTCCAGCCGACCAAAGGCACGACCACGCAGGTCCGCGACGCCACCGGTTATCTGGAAGACTGGTCCGAGGTCGACGCCAAGCTGGTCGAGAAGGCGAGCAACCCCGCCAAGTTCCGCGCGAACGAGGCCAAGGCGCACATCATGGGCATCGCCCACCAGCTCGGCGAGACGATGGTCTACGGCGACACCGCGACCGATCCCGAGCGGTTCACCGGCCTGTCGCCGCGCTTCAACTCTCTGAGTGCTGACAACGGCAACCAGATCATCGACGCGGGGGGTACGGGGTCAGACAACACCTCGATATTTTTCGTAACGTGGGGCGAGCAGACGTGCCACATGCTGTATCCTGAGGGGTCCCCTCTGGGCATCACCCGCAAGGATTTGGGTGTGTCCACGAAGGAGCTGGCCGACGGCTCGCTCTATGAGGTCTTCCGTGAGAAGTTCTGCGTCGACATCGGCATGAGCGTTCGCGACTGGCGTGCCGTCGCAGCTGTGCGGAACATCGACATGTCGAACCTGACCCCTGACGCAGCCACCGGCGCGGACCTCGTGGACCTGATGATCGACGCGTACTACCAGCTGGACAACGCCAACATGGCCGACGGTTCGTGCGTCATCTACACCAGCCGCACCATTGCCAAGACCCTGCACAAGCAGGCGATGAACAAGGCGAACGTCCAGCTCACGCTTGAGCAGTACGATGGCAAGCCGGTCACCATGTTCCTCGGCCACCCGATCCGTCGGATGGACGCGATCCTCGAAACTGAAGCGCGGATCACCTGATCTGGCGGCGGGGGCAAACAACCTACCCCCGCCCCATCGCAGATGATTTGACATCGCAACATCAACCGTTAGCACAGAGGTGCACACCATGATCTTCGACAGTACCAACCTGTTCAGCGACGACCAAGCGATCACCGCTTCGGCTGTTTCGACGAACGTAATTGACTTCGGGGC